TTCACCTTCACCTTCACCTTCACCTTCACCTTCAATCATATTTTTTACAGCTCCAACATTTTCTCGTATTTTTTCACCATCTTTTATTACACGATTCGGAATAATACGCAACATTTGAATTCCTTCTAATTTTATAGATGACCAACCGTTCATTCCAAGCGTTTTTACTACATTTTGATAATCAACACTTGTAATCGGTTTAGATTTTCTAGGATTTGTTCCGAAACGTATTTCCAATTCAGGTGACATATTTCGCGTTTGAAGTTCGTTTCGTACAGTATTGCAATTCACTAAATAGTGCTTTACCATATCCTCAAATTCTTTTGTGAGTGCTTTCTGTGCTGACATATTACGAAACTATATGGTATATAAAGATAAAAAAAGGATATGTTTATTATCTATTTCAATTTTATAATGGAAAAACAAATAACAAAAAATAGACCCGACTATATTTTTTCTTATTGGGTATTACTATGGTTTTTACTTTACATCGCAAAAATTATACATTACAATCCCAAACCACTGTTTGTATTTGGAATATTCTTTTCCGTGTTCCAAATTGTTATCATGTTTCTATATAATAAAGAATTCAACTACATCTTCGCATTTATTTTAGCAAATATTTTAATGAAGATATTACCATTTTACTTTTTATATAAAACAAAAGTAACTCGACAAGACTATTATGCTATTGCTATAAGTATTTTTGTCTATATTACATGGCTCAAGATAAATAATAAAAACATTTATAAGTTTTTCATTGAATACATTACACCAAGTGATGAAGGGCGAAAATCCTTCCATATTACAAGAACATTCGACAAACTACTAGGGAAAAGGTAAAATAATTTATAATGTATCATTTCAGAATAATATATTAGTAAGGCTCTCTTCGCTCACTAGAAGTTCTTAATAAATGGGTGTTCCTCCAGAGCAATGCAATGCAATTTTTCCAAACAAATCTACTTTTTTTGTCTTCTGTTCATATTTAATCCCTAACATATGAGCAAACTGCTCTAATTCTTGTACTTTGTAATTTGACGCTGCTTTAAATGGCTTCTCATAACTCATAATCCATACATAATGATCATGTATATAATCAAACGTTAATAATTGTTCGCAGGTATCAACATAATAATGTGGTCCATTTTCACGGTTTCTATACAGCACAAATGTATTGTATTTCTCTGGATTTTGTCTCAAATACGTCAAATATGTTTTTTTTTGTAAATCTACAATGTACAAATTGCACTCATAAAATGCACATACTATATACAAAGACGACCATGATAGTCTAGGCTCAGATACTATATTCGATGACATTGTAGAACAGCCTGTATTTGTTATCTTCGTTTGTAAAATGTTATTCAATTGAATTTTCCCCATACTATGGAAATAATCGGACATTGCACTCTTTTCTTTCATTTCTTCTTTTCCGTCTAATCCTACTCGGTTATATTCGTTTTTCCCGTGTTTTGCTAAATAAATTGACCAAAATAAGGGATCTTGGCATTTGCGAACATAACTTAGTCTTAGTTTACACTTATCCAATAACGATAATTCTTTTTTTTCAAATGATTCTTGAATCACTGGTTGCTTCTTAACTACTGCCTCTTCTTCATTCTGAATTTTATCATCAATACAAAACATAAACGGCATTAACGAATCTATGTTGCATTCAAAATTGTCTTTGTATAAAGGGTACGTCCAATACATTTCCTATTTATTATTGAAAATACTGCTTATATTCATTTGTTTCAGATTCAATTTTATGTAGAACATTTTTCTGCGTGTTAAGATAATCGATATATTTTTGAATATCATTTATCGCTTCTCTTGGAATAGTTGCCAAGTTTACCATTATCCCACCTTTATTCTCATTTAGTTTTATCGTTGGATATTTACGCAAAATAGTACCAATTATTATATGTTCTTTATGCTCTAATGTAGTTATTTTCTGTGACAAGTTACCTAACATTTAATGTTAAAATGATAATTTATTTAAACTGTTTTTATATAATATTTTAATCGAACTCTTTTTATATAATAGTAATATTTTAATGAAACTTTTATGGTTATTGTTTTTTCATAATTCACGATTCCAAATTAGAGACACTATACATTATAATAAACAAGATAGTCTAATATACAAATCCAATGAATTATTCATCGAAAAAAATCCAAACAATATAACCGATAAAGATGTTATATCCTTATCACCTGGTGGATTGAATGGGTTTTATATGGCGGGTGTCTCTTCATTTTTGAAAGACAATTATGATCTATCCAATTGTGTGTTTACTGGGGCATCTGCTGGTGCGTGGAATGCATTATTTATGTGCTGCAATCGAGATCACGATACCTTTGTAGAAAGAATATTCGACACACGACTAAATTTGAAATATTTAAAAAAGACAGAAGAAAATATAAAACATACTATATTGTCTTCATATACTGAAACCGATTTTGAGTTTCATAAATTATATATAGGTGTAACTTCATTTCATACCTATCACGTACAAACACACATATACAATAATTTTTATAGCTTAGAAGATGCGATTGACTGTTGTATTGCCAGCTCCAATATTCCATTTTTAACCGGTAATCTTTTCCATATTTACAACGGAATTAACTCATTTGATGGTGGATTTAGCAACTATCCATACTTGCATATCAAAACACATTTATTACATATTACTCCAGATATGTGGCATCCAAACCAAAACAGTTTTGAAACATTTTATAGAAGTTTTTTTCCAGACGATCAATATAGTACTATAGACTTGTACACAAATGGATACTCTGACTCGTTACAAAATAAGCATTTCTTAGATTCACTTTTTTGCAGTAGGCATTAACTCTCCTATTACTTCAATACAATTGTCATTCAATTCAAATCGTGTACCGATCACTTTCACACGAATTGTATCATCTTCTTTAATGTCATCGAACCCTGGTTTATTCGCAAAGTGATCTCTTATTACAAACACTGTAACTGGTACATTATTGTCGTCGTCATATACATTCGCATGAATACCTGCTTTTGTTACACTTTTTACTTTGCAATCATTTAACCACATTCCTTCTACTGGATGGCACACCTTACATTCAAATACTACGTTGAATTCTACTTTATCGCCTTTTATTATTCCACTAGAATACTGTCTATTCTTTATATCAACGCTCTTACGCTTTATATAACCCTCTGTATTACATTTACCTTCTATAAAATGAGCGATTGTCTTTTTTAAATTTTCTTTTGTTTGTGTAGTTCCTAACTCATTTGGTAACAACAATACATTCATTTCTAATAACACGGTTGAATAAAGTGCATAATTGTCGTGAGTTTTATGAATTGTCTTTGCCACTGCCATCTCGTAATATATATATTGTGAATGTATTTATATTAATTTCAATTTTTCTAAATGAGTTTTTGTTTTGTCTCCCCAATTACCCTTTTGTTTATCATAAGACAATATTCCAGGAGAATGCAACAACGATTCTTCTACAGTTAAAAACCAACATTCGCCTGTATCATGTGTTGTTTTCCTCAACAAGAATTCGTAAATAATACAAAGTGTCTCTTTTCTTATATTTTTTATTGGAATTTCGTTACTTTCTTTTGCGTCATCTTTATATCTTTGTGGTTTATCTAAATACTCTAGTATAGAATTTATACGAACTATATTCTTTGGTTTTGGTTCTTGTTCACAAAGCGATCCAAGTGCATTACGTTTTTGAAATAAGTCTTTCGTCTTAAAATTATAGCTATTTAATTTGGGAACATAACCAACATAACCAATCATCGATTCTGATTCTTCTTTCTTCTTTATTTCATTTCTTACTTTTTTCAATATATTACTCAAATTTGAAAACTTTTCTTTTATTGCAGACGACAATTTATCGACATCTACCGCATATTCATCGCTATGTTTCCATTCTTTTTGTTTCCAGATAAATAGATCATTCGATGTTTCGTTTCCAATATAAATACCTTTCGCTCCATTACTCTCTATAATGCGATCTTTGAAATAACTATAAAGTACTTCTTCAATTGTTGTATATGTTGTAACGGTGGGCTTTTGGAAGTCTGTGTCGTTCTTGAACAATTTCTCAAAACATGTACGTTTTTGTGGAAACGAGAGACATTCTATATAATGATGTGCAATGTAATATAACACGGTGGATTTCGATATTTTATGGTAGTTTGTAAGTATTTTACATGCATGTTTTGCATAATACTTGAATTCGTTTTTCATTTCTTCCGTATCTTCTTCTATTATTTTTAGATTTTCCTTTATATCATTCGTTATTTTTTCATAGTTGGCACTATCTGTTGGCGCTGGTACTGGAGTTGGAATTGGAGTTGGAGTTGGTGCTGGCGCTGGTGCTGGTGTTGGTGCTGGAGTTGGTGCTGGTGTTGGTGTTGGTGCTGGTGCTGGTGCTGGTGCTGGTGCTGGTACTGGGTCATCTTTTTTATTTTTATCATTTTTCACTACATTCCTGGGTTTGGGTAAAATTTTGTCTCCAATATATTGACGATCATTGGGAAATACTGGAACTTCATATTTATCAGGCAACTGTACATTGAAATCACGATGTTTATAATCCAACGGTACTATTTTATCATATAAAGAAGAATGAGGATCCGTTATCTCATTTGGTTGGAATGTAAAAATATCATCATTTTTCTGTAAATGTCCTGGTCTTCCTTTATAAACAAGAATCTCGTTTTTATTTTTCAACAATTCGCCTATTGCATAATATACTTCTGGCAAAGGATAAGGTTTTCCAATTTGTATTTCTTGGATCAACTCATTGCGTTTGTAAAACGCTCTATCTCTAAATAAATGACGTATTCTTTTTGAAATTTTGTCAAAATTTTGTCGAATATGACTTAAATTATAGGTAACACTTTTTTCTTCTGTTTCAATCTTCTTTTTATTTGGATTACATGTTATCTCACAAGATTCCATATAGTCACACTTACTTGAGAATGATTTGTCTCCAACCCGGAATTTTATCTTCTGTTTGTTTGTTGATAATTCCAATTCTACTTCTGTATCTATATTTTCCTCTGTAAAATTATTTTGTTCTATATTCAATAAACAATCCACTGCACTCTCTTTTAATACCCTCGTAATTTGTCCCACTTGAATCGCCTTTGATTCTGCTAATCTATACATATACATATCTGCTGTTTCCTTTTCACCATCCATAGTACCATGCATATAAATTTCCACATTTCGTTGAGAGAACGGCAATTGACAATGACTCTTGTTTCTTACTGCACGACCTATAATTTGTTCATTTCGACTCATATTATACCACGGATCCAATATATGCACCTGTCGAATGCATTTGAAATCTATTCCTTCACTTCCTGCTTGAGATATTAAAACTACTTTTACCAAACGACCATCTTTGTTATCTGGGTGGAAAACCATTTCTAAATCTTTTACATTGTCAGGTGAATATTCTTGTGTACCCGTAATCATTACATATTTTGCATGTAAATCGCTATTAGGTTCTTTTGGTTTCATTGTCAATGGGTCCAATGGAGGTTGTTTCTTTTTGAGCAATGAAGATACATGACTTGCGTAACAATATCGAGAGAACCCCATTTCTTCCAATGCCAATGCAACCGGCAATAAACCACCTCTCAAATATTTTGAATATATAATCACTGTACCGGTCGAATTCTCGATTGCTTTGCAAATTGAGTGGATTTTTGTACTGAATTGTTGTATGTTATCAGGATGGAATAAACGTTTGTATTTTTTCATACAATAATCTGTGTATTCATAGTTTTGAACCACAGTAACGGTTGCTTTTCCAAGTGGTTTGGTTACTCGTTCACTTGTCATTATATTTGATAAGCCCTCGTCTCCAAAAAGATTTTGAAATGGTCCATTGTACACACCCGATTGAGCTTTCACAAACTCATCCATTTGTTCCGATGGATATGTCATGTTCAACGCTGTCAATGGTTTTAATAAATCTTGAAAACCAAGTGCTTCGTTCTCCGTATCTGTGTTTATTTTACTAATTATCGCATCATAAACGTGTTTTTGATAAGACCCTATTTTATTCACATACAAATTGTCCAATACATATTTCAATGGAGATTCCTCTATTTTTTTACCATTTAACTGCATGGTTGGGTATGTGTAAGAAGACAATAATTTTTCCCTTTCTGCAAAGTTCTTTGGATAGATTCTATATGGGAATGTATATGGATTTTCTCCTCTTACATACGAAACATACCCTATTAATTTTCGTCTCAATAAATCTTTTCCATTTTCTGAAATTACGTTCCCGGCTGAATCTTCTTTCTCCTCCACAAAATTACCTTTATCATCAAATACTTCTTTCGTTTTTATAGTCGCTCGCTTATCATTCATATTCATTGTATTCACCAACCATATTATTTCCCGATCGCTATTGTACATTGGTGTTGCAGATAGAAATAGGAATCGTGTATTCTCACAATACCGGACTATTTGTGAAAGTATTTTCGATGAACCTTTCTTCTCAATCTCTGTTCTTGATATCATGTTATGAACCTCATCCACCACTATTAATCTGTGATCAAATATACTTCGTAATCTTCGAATTAACTTTTCTTTCATTTTCCTTACCTCTTTCGAATCTGAAATACGGATTGGAGACATATCTATTATCTCGGGTATTTTTTCTTCTATTTCTATATCTAATGATTTATTCTTCTTTTTCATACGCTTTTTATAACGTTTCTCATCTGACTCTGTTGCTAATGCAACTTGCTCATATCCCATAAAAGTATAATATTTTTTTATCACTGTACGTATCATGCTTGAAATCTTTTCACGTGGAATTCCGGTAATACCGGTGGGATTGATTTCTTTTAACAAATTATTTCCAGCACACGTATTTAACGCCCAAGTCTCGTTTCTTTGTTTCTCCAATTTAATTGGATCAAACAACTGTAATTTAAAATTTTCCTGTACATTCGGAGATGCTATAATTATTATTTTTTGATCTATACCACTTTGACGCATGTAATTTCTCATTTCTTCTGTTATACCAATTGCACTACATGTCTTTCCCGTACCCAATTCATGATACAATAACAAACTATTATACGGTGTATTTATAGACATGAAATTTCTAACAAACTGCTGATGGGGGAGAACTTCAAATGAAGGCTCACATTCGTCTTTTGATTTTGCTTCAATGTCGTCATAAATTGTACCGTCAAATTTTTGATTTTGAAATTCCTTTTTTGATGCTATTTTTATGTTGAAATTTTGATCATTGAGGGTTGGGTACAAAAACCCAATATCCTCGTTCGTTTCATTTTTTTTCCAAAAATCATATTCATACTTCTCGTTATCCTTTGCGATTTCGTTTTCGCTTAAACGTATTTCGTCATCTTCCTCATCATCATCATTGTTATCATCTTCGTAATTATCATTGTCATCTTTATTGTCTGTTTCTTTACTATTCTCTTTTTCAGAATTAGGGTTGCTACCTAATCCAATAGAAGACAATAAATCGGGTGAAAATATATTGTCAAATACTGATTTACCCTCTTTATTTTCTTCTTCGTTTTCTTCAGCAGGAATTAATATTTCGTTGTCTTCTACCAATTCAGTTCCACTCGGATTTGGATTCCGAATAACGGACGCTTCTTTGGCTTCCTCTGTTGTATCTTCTTTATTCTTCTTGGTTCTTCGTTTATTCTTTACTTCTAACTCTGCAATCAGAACACATTCACCTGTCTTTGGATCTCTGCGAGTTCCATTAGGACACTTGGCTTTTCGCGTTTTATTATTATTATTGTCCATTTATATTGTATCCCATTATTTTTTGTTCAATGAAAACATCAAAATACTTTGCAAACATGAATGCACATTATCGATAACTTTCTTTTTCTCTAAATTGTAAGGTCGTATTTTTTCCATGCATTCTTCATAAGTAAACCATTCTATACTACTAACCTCTGTCTTTTGATACTTATGGTGTTTTAAGCTATCCGCGTATGATATTCCCATTATATAATACTTATGACGATACGAGTTATAATTCGACCCCGTAAAGGTTTCTTCAAAGGGCACTATATTACGAATGTTTTTCAATATACTTGTTGAATAACCTGTCTCTTCAGAAAATTCACGAACCGCACAATCATAATCACATTCATTCGTATTTCTACGACCTTTTGGAAATCCCCACTCTGGTTCACTCCAAATATGCACTATATTGCTTTCTTCTATCAAATCTTTTAAATCATACCCTGAAACGTTTCCAAAAATATCAGTTACATAAAAACCATCAACCAATTCAAGAATTTTATCTTTTATACAACTGCGATTCCCACTTTTCACTTGCTCATACTTCTTCATAATTTGTTCCTTCTCATATATTGTCATTTGGGACAACATGTTCATTATACATTGTTTTTGATCCGATAAGAATTTTCCTCGCATGAAATCGACATAACCTAAAGTATCTTTTCGACGAATCATTAAATACTGTATTTTGTCTTCCACTACGCGAAATGAGATCACTCCAATACTAGTAATCGGTATTTTACAAATATAAAATAAGTGACCATGCTTCCCACAGTTGTTACAAAACAAATCTATTTCGGTTTTTGTATTCATTTTCCTTACGATTCATATAAGAATTGATTTAAATTGTTTTTTAATGCGTATTGTATAATGAAAGATCTTAATCCAGATATTTGGTTTCCCCACATATGGTTCGTGTTATACACTGTTGCACACAGCTATCCTGAATTCCCTAATCCTGTAACCAAACGAAAATATTATGATTTCATATTGAATTTTCCACTATACATACCTCATCGGGAAATGCGGAAAATTTTCATTCGGACTTTAGATGCCTTTCCGGTAACCCCTTATTTAGACAATAAAGACTCATTCACTTATTGGGTCCATTTTATTAACAATAAGGTTGATTATGAACTTGGAAAAGAAGAGCATACCTATTTGGAACATTTAGACAATTACTATAATGAATATTTACCAAAGAGCTACACTTTGTCTCAGAAGCTTGGAATACAGAAGAAGCATATTGTTTTGGGATTTATTGCCATTTGTGCGGTTTTCATATTAATGACAACAAAATGAGTTATTCATATATAGATGCGTATTGAAATTATAATTATATTGATAACTGCTGTTTTAATAGGAAATATTTATACCGAAGGAAAACTCTTCAAAAAACTACTTTCATATAAAAAATACTACCAAATGGCTGGAATCGCTTTTGGCGGTTTAGTTGCCTGGTGGTTGATGAAAAAAAATCCCCAGAAAGCCAATGAAATGTTTGCTACCTCTCATGAATATTTGAAATACTTGCCTCTTGACCAAAGTACCAGTAATATTATTTCTCCTATATTAGACTTTACCAGCAAGCAGAACTTTTCGTCTCAAATGGCGGGAGGGACCACTGCTGCCGGTGGTGGCTATAGTATGATGAATATGCTTTTGCCAAACCAGAACGCTCAACAAGAGTCTCGTTTAATGCAATCTGGAAAGAAAGGAACCAAACGATCCGTAAGTGAAACCAAGAAAAAATATGTCGCTGCCCGACAAAACTGGAAATGCGGCGATTGTAGCGAACAATTATCCGCTTGGTTTGAAGTAGATCATAAAGTACGTTTGGAGTATGGAGGGAGCAACCATATCGATAATTTAGTCGCATTATGTAGAGAATGCCATGGAAAGAAAACTACCATTGAGAACCTCTAGGGGGAACCTTGGTTCCCCCTTACCCCCTCCTTTATAGATGGGTATAGAAGTGGGTGTGGGGTGGATGTGGGTGTGGGGTGGATGGTTAGGGTTGGTATTAATATGTGATTTTTTTGAAATGACATATTATTGTGGTAGTCATACCGAGGGTCCATTGATCACCAACATTTCCACATCTCCTTTCACCATTTTCATCGTATTTTTTTCTTCTGTCTCAAAACTGTTTTTGAAGGTCTCAAAGTTCTTTTGTTTTCGTGGGTCGAATTTATCTTTATTCGTTTCATATTTTTCGTCCAGCATATAGTAACCATTCGTCACCATTTTGTCGATTGCGTCTTTACGATCCACCGTTTTCCATCTTTGATTGTTCCCCATAACTGATGCATATGGCAGTTTTTTGTTCGTGATTTTTATATTGTGATTCTCTGGGTGTTGAGGATTGAAATGTAGTTTCTCTATTATTGCTGGAATCGATTTATATACACGATCTATACATTGTAATATCGCCTTGTCGTCCAAATAATCCGTATTCTCATTTCCAAACGCATTAATGTGAATATTAATTGTATTGTTTTGCGTGTCTATGTTGGTGTTATTCGTGTTATTCGTGTTATTCGAATTGTGTATACCAGCTTGTTTGTCCAATAAAAGAGATATTTGAGCTTTCATCTCTTCCTTTTCTCTTTCAAAGTCTTCACGCATTTTTTTCATTTGCTCTTCCAATGATTCTGCTTGTAGAGAAGGCTTAGGTACAGAACATTTCTTTTTATGTCGAGAAAGTCCAGCACATTGAAAAAATGTTTTTCCACAATGACAACTATATGTTTTCTTTTCTTTACTTTCTCGTAATAAATGACCTTTACTTGCAAGGTGACGATTTAATGCACGTTCACATGAAAAACTTTTTACGCATGTTTCACAATTATGCATATTCCTATATAATATACCACATGTTAATAATTGTATATAATTTTAACAACTTATCCTAAATGTTAACAATATGATGTTAACATTTTAACATTTTGACACATGGAAAATTAAAAAATGTTATGATGTATATATAATTAACATTTTGTCCTAAAGCAATGACATTTTGTTTAATTTTCCTCTCTTTTTTTAACATATTGTCCGCATTGATCATTACTATAATTGTATTTTAAAAATACAATTTAATACTATTATAGTTTATGTACGTAATGTTAACATTTCTGTTTTTCGGAAGAGGGGGGGGGGAGATTTTTTTTAAATAAATTTGATATGAATAAATTCAAAACCCTGATGTTACATCGAATTTTGAATTCTAGGGTCTGGACTTTCAGAAATTTCTTGATTTATAATGAAATCGATCGCTTTTTTGATGCTCTCTCTCTTTTTATTTTCTATGATCGACTTCTTAGCATGACACTCACAACATAAAGCTTGTAAATTTTGTTCATCATCGGTACCACCATATTGTAGTGCAATCATATGATCAATTTGAAAATATTCAGACAAAGGAAGAGAGCATATATTACATGCATGATTTTGACTTTCTTTTATCTTGGAACGAAGAAAAGGGGTTATTTTACGCCGCCGAGTTTTCATAGGTTTATTATTCTGGTTCTCCAATAAAAGAGATATCTGAGATTTCAATTCCTCTTTTTCTTTATACATTTTTTCTCTTTCTTTTTGAAAGTCTTCTTTCATTTTTTCAAATTCATCCTGCAATGATGATGTACTACTGTTAGTATTTTCACATTCATCGTTTTTCTGTTTTTTACAGTTTTTTTTATGGGCAGACAACCCAGAACTATAGAAAAACCATTTACCACAAATGCAAATAAATTTGTTTACAGTGTCATTAGAACCTTTAATATGTTTTTGACTTTTTATGTGCCTATCATAAGCCTGTTTAGTTGCAAAGGATGCCACATTGCAAGTTTTGCATGAATAAATAGTCATATATAGTTTAGGATTAGATATTCATTTAAGTTATTATTTTGCTGTGAGAATTATTATTTTGCTTTAATATTTACCGTACTAAAGTATTTCCTAAAAAGGAGGGGGTAAGGGGGAACCTAGGTTCCCCCTGAATAGACTTTATATGACTAATATATATGGCAGGGTTTTTAGACGTTTCGTGGATGTTTGATGAAAACATTTATAAAGGTAAATATGTGAAATATGCCACAAAATATGGTGCAATAATTGCATTTACATTGTATTTCATATTATTATTCAATTTCACTCAAAAAGATGATTATGCCCTAGACGGAAATAACATAGCACTATATTTAATTGCGACGTTTATTCCGTTACTGGTATTCTGTTATTTTATATTTTCCTCGGTGGAGGACAAAAAATATTTAGGTCTTCTGATCGTGATGATCGTATTAATTTTGGTATTGCTCCTAAGATCAACATTGCCGTCATTCAATACATTTTTGAAAAAGTTCGTGTCGTTTTTCACAGACGTGACCCCAGTCCCAACCTTAAATGAAGATTATTCTTTTATTGTGCTCATGTCTCTCAAATTATTATTGGTATTTATGGTTCTAGTAGGATTATCTATAGTATACAATGTATTTTTGAACGAAGGATACAGACAAGACGGTTCACTCGGATTCATCATTTATATGATTTTCTACATTCCATGTCTAATCAGTGACTATTTGAAATATTTGTTTACAGAGTTGACCACCACACCAAGAGTAGTATATGCTCTCATAATGTTAGAAATTGCGGCAATTCTATTGTATATTTACATTCCGAGACTGTTCTCGAAAATATCATTGGGAACCGGAAAACAATTGATTGTAAACCCAACTTATTTCTACTTTAAGAAGAAAATCAGCGATATTGAACCATTTTATGACAATAACGAGAAACGTTTTGAAGGAGTAATCGGAACCGAAAACAAAATCGGTCGCAATTATTGCATTTCCATGTGGATGACCACAAACCCATCTACAATGGCAGATGAATGTATGATGTTCCGTTTTGGTAGTGATTTAGTGGATACAGATAATGATGTCGATTCACCAAGAAATGGGTGCCCATACATAGCATGTACAGCAGAAGGAAAATGGAAATTTGTAGTCTCTAATGGTGTGTATAATTTGGAGACAAACGGAGAGTTAAAAGAAGTTGATGGAGAATTTGTAATAGACGAAGAAAAAAAGAAAAAAGTGACAACTGAACTTACGGTACCAATGCAAAGATGGAATTATGTGGTAATGAACTATCATGACAATGAGGTAGATATCTTCATTAATGGACAATTGAGAGAAACAATTTATTTAGCAAACAA